CCAGGAGAATATGTAGACATATATATGCCCGCAGGAATAGATTTTAGTGGTGGTGTAGACTATAAAGGTGTAGATATAGGTCGTGCTGGTGCTATCGGTCTTTCTGCGTTACAAAATGGTACAAACCCTTTAACCGCAATGTTAAATTCAGGAGTGAGCACATTGGCGCGTGGATTAAAAGGTGCTGCTAATAGCGCATCAACAAACCTTGCAGTTAATCAAGTTTTACAAAACTTCAGTAGTGATGATTTTGATACAACAGTAATTAAAAAAGTAGCGAATGTTGCTTCTCAAGTTACAGTAAATCCAAATACAAGACAAACCTTTGAGGGTGTACAAACTCGTACATTTTCGTTTGCGTTTACTATGATTCCTACCTCAAAAAATGAGGCAAGGGCAATTAAAGATATTGTAAAATTTTTCCGCAAACAACTATATCCAGAGTCAATTGACGAAGCAGGAATTAGTATGGGGTATAAATTTCCAGAAAGATTTTATATACACATGATGTATGAAGGTAAAGAAATATTTCATAAAATAAAACCAGCATATTTAACTTCAGTAAATGTTAAATATAACAGTGGTAAGCAAGTATTCTTTAATGACCCAAAAGACGGTGAGGATGTTTCGCCTTATCAGACTGAATTAAGTTTATCGTTTACAGAATCTACTCGCTTAGTAAGACAAGACATAGAAGGTGATAAAGACCCAGATAACAAACTTAATAATAACAGGGGATTTTAAATGCCTACAAATTATTTTACAAATTTTCAATCAGTTCCGTATAGGTTTGGGGATAATGAAACCCCTGTCTTCACCAAGAAACTTTCTCAATATGTTTCTGTATTAGAACATACAAAGAATAGTGAAACCTTATATGAAAAATATACAATAATGGCAGGAGAAAGACCTGATACACTATCTTACAAACTTTATGGGACTGTAGATTACTATTGGACATTTTTTCTTGTAAACGAACACATTCGTGAATCTGGTTGGGCAATTCCTAGTTATGATTTGCTTGAAGAATCAAAAGTTAGATATCCTCATAGAACAGTAACCACTAATGGTGATATATCAAGTGATAATGGTTCATATGAATTATTTCCTGTTGGGGTAACTGTTACGGGTCAACAAAGTGGTACACAAGGAACAATAATACGTAAGATACCAGAGATGGGTCAAATAATAATAAATACTGGAGGCAGTGCATTCCTTCCAACTGAACAATTGTCTTTTTCAACTGTTGACGGAAATAAAGTAGTAAATCTTATATCAGAGTCTGCTCAGTATGATTCCGTTCATCATTATGAAGATGCTGATGGAGTACATCAAGATTTACCTTTATTTGATTTCGGTAATCCTGCTCAAGGGTTGACTCCCATATCATATCGCGAAAGACTTGAAAATAAAAACCTAGAACTACAACGAATTGTTATTATCAAACCAAGTTCTATTGGTCCAGTTGTCCGTGAATTTAAGTCTCTTATGAAACAAAGATTATAGAATATGTCTACTGCTTCTCAAACCCATCCTCAGTACAAAATAACTGAGGCGATAATGTATGCAGATAGATGGTCTGTACCAAACACACCACCTAAAGTTGAAGATGAAACGGACGAACAAACTATAATTGTCAGACCAGAGGGAAAAAAAGAAGTAGGAAAAGTTCCGCTGATTATAAACATAACTACATTGATTGCTGAAGTTCTTATATATGAATCTTTAGATAAACCTTTTTTAACAGGCAAAATTGTTGTAGTTGATAATAGAAATATGTTTAGTGGAATGGAATTTTCAGGAACAGAAAGAATACTGCTCAGTATTGGTACTGCAGATAAAGACCATGAAGAAATGATAGTAAAAAAGAGTTTTATAATGACTGGTATTGAAGCAACTAAAAAGAATAATAAGTCTTCCTCCACAAGTACTTTTGTATTTTCTATTATGGATGAAAATGGATTCATTGGTCGCAGTACAAAATTAAGAAAATCTTATAGTGGTAATCTAGAACATATCATAAGGAAAATTATTCGAAATGAATTTGGGCAAAAAATTGACGTAAGTCTTACGGGCGTTAAAAATGTAAAAGATATTGTAAGTGTTCAAGGGGGTATGAATATAATTGTTCCTAACCTAAATGTCATAGATACTATAACTTGGTTATGTAGTAGATTGACAACAAGGAATAGTTCTCCATATTATACTTTCGCTACATTAAATATTCCAGTGCTGAAAGCAAACGATGATTCAAACGATATTCCGCCAGAAGAGTTAGCGAAATCTGTTATTAGAATTGGTAATCTAGAAACTATGCTAAGTCAGTCGCCTTTCAATAACAAACCTTATATTTTTTCTCCCACTACTGCGACGAAAAGTATAGGTAGAGGATTAGATAGTTACCTTACTATTAAAGAAATAGATATTCCTAAAAGTTCTGACACACTAAAAATGGTAGATATGGGAGCAGTCAGTAGTAACTACTCTAACACTAATATAGGTACAGGGGAAGTGGCGAAAATTGCTCATCTAGCAAGAACAAGCGTGTTTGGATTACAAAAGGATATGATTATAGGAAATACATCCGCAGTTCAAAACGTTGTAGACCAAGAATTTGCTATAGGACCAGAAAATAAATCTAAAAGCATTGACCTATATCCCTCTAGAAATTTTCATACAATATCGTCATCTGGAACTTACGGAGATTTGCAAAGTTATCACGATGAAAAACAAGAAAAAAATTTTAGACATAAGATTTCTTCTAAGGCAATGAAGGCACATTTAAATAAACATCCATTAACTATTGTAATTGAAGGTTCTACTTTTATGATTGGTAGAGCAACCGTAGGAAGGATTATAGATATAAGGATAAGAAGTAATGTTGCAGAGGTAGAAAGTGTTGAAGGCATGTATGATAATAGATATTCAGGAAAACACCTTATTTACGAACTTAAACATCAGTTTACAAGAAATGACCATAACATCACACTTAATCTTCGTAAACTAGATTCTCAGAGAGATTAGGAATTATGAGTCCCCATCCTATTTTATCAGAATACTATGGCGATAGCACAAGATGGTTTATTGCAACTGTTATAAACTCAACCCCACCTGCAGGGTATGAAGGAAGAGTAAAGATACGCATACACGGATTACACAGCGAGAATACACAAGATATTCCTGAAGACCATTTACCATGGGCGCAATGCGTTCTTCCAACTACCGAAGGTGGAGTATCAGGTATTGGTAAGATACCTCGCATATTACCTAGCGCATTAGTATTTGGTATGTTTATGGACGGTAAGAACTCACAAACCCCTATCGTGTTGGGTTCTATGCCCACAATAGAACGACCTTCTCAAGTACAGTTATCAACGAAGCAAAGTGTATTTGACCAAGATTCTCTTAACATAACTACATTTAATATAAAAAATGATTTACAAGATAAACTAGACGAAGAAACTAAGAAAAGAAGACAAGAGTTTACTATACAGTTCTTTTTAAACTCCGGTCTTACCTATAATCAAACACTTGGTATTACTGAAAATTTATTTCAAAGGGGAATGATATCCGGAGGAAAGGTAGAGGATGGACCATACGGAATTGCTGGGTGGACTGGTGTGAGATTAAGACACTTGAAAGAGTTTAGCGACTCTGGGACAGATTTTAGTGATCAACTCGAGTTTATTATGTGGGAGTTTAATGGAACTATGAGAGATTCATATATCCGTTTATTAGAAACAGACAGGTATGGAGGCGATGATGGTTCCTTTAAAGTTTTCGCTAAATACTATCTTAAGGAATCACTTTCTAGATTACGTGAGTTGAGACCTGTTAACACGTATAATGGCGCATAGTAGGAAATTGTAATGAGGTCAATAATTAATCAAGCGGCAATTAGAAAACTTTTAAAAGAAGGCAAGGCAAAACAAGTTCAGGATGCGCTCGAAAAGTCACAGATGGTTGAAAACCCTCCTGTTCCAATACCTAAATTTATTCCGTTTTCTGATGAAGATGTTAAAGGGACACCATTACAAGGTTTAGGTGTAGATGTTGGCGTCACAGTTGCAGAATATGACATAGAAAATATGCCCAAACCGACTTTAGATATACAAGTTGCAATCGATAGAGATAGGGTGAACAATTCATCAATAATTGGAGCAAACAATAATGATGGAAAAGAGTTTGGGGGTTGGGTAAAAACATGTGGTAATACAGACGGTGAAGTTGGTGTCGCTACACTCACAGGAGATTTCGGAGTAAGGGGTGGCAGTAAACCAGACGCGACTGTAGTTTGTAGTGGTGCACCTATAGCAATAAAAGCAGCACAACTAAAGCATATCGATAATGCAAACAAAGCGAGAGAAGATGTCGCAAAACATTTAGATACTTTACCTCCTATACTTGGTGCTCCGGCGGCAGGATTTCTTGGTACTGTTCTTAAAATTGTAGGAATAGCAGGTTCTCTTGGTGCTATTTTTCCTGCAGTAACTCCCATGGGTGGCGTCATTGGTAAGATTAAAGAAATAAGAAACCATATTTTAGAAGCAACAGGTATTCAAGGAATTATTGATGGCGTAAAAGGTGCATATGAGGATATGGTTATCCAAGTAGATGGTGTTGTTGAAGATATTACCACTAGTGTCAACGAAACTTTTGATGAGATGATGGGTGGTCTTGAACAAACAGGGAAAGATGTCGCAAACCAAGTGTCTGATGGCGTTAATAATGCCATTAGTGAGGGTGCATTAAACGTATCACAATCAGTACAAATCTATGACCCCGCTGCAACAGCAGAAACGAGTCAAGCAATTCGAGACTTAAACCCACAAACAGTAATTCAAAATTTAGGTGGTGATAACCTACTTGTAAGTCCTTTTACTGGGAGAGTATTAAGCGCGGAAGCATCAGCAGAAATACTTTCATTTCGTACAACAGTGGTTCAGGGTGCACCACAAAGAGTTACTCTTGGTGGTCTTCTTCGTGAATTAGCAGAAGAGACACTAAATGTTCTTAAACTTGAGGTGAAACGCCTTACGACATTCAATATTCCAGACGATGCAGTTAATAATATAGTCAATGACATAGTTGAAGGTGGGGTTAAGAGAGCAAAAGCAGTTGCAAACATAACACTACTAGATAGCGGGATAACTCCCCTTTTAAATAAATTTGAAAATATATTAGATGAAGCAGATGGTATACTATCGGGAAATTTAACTGAAGAAGAGATATTAAATAAGATAAAAGAAGCAGGTGAAGCAGGAGGTGCAACTGCAGCACAGATAAAAGAAGTTCAAGATGCATATAGAAAGAAATTTCTTGAAGTAGAAAATAGTTCTGCATTTAATGATAATCTCGAAGAAATTTTTGAAGAGAGTAATGAGACGACAAGAAATACAATAGAACCAAAAATTAAAACAAAGTTCTCATACGTTGGTTCAGTAGAAGAACTAGAAAGAGAATTTTATCTAAGTGTTATGAGAAGCGCTAGACCTATTAAAGATGTCGTCATTCATGCAACCGACACATTTACGAATAAGAATATAGGTGCAGAAGAGATAGAAGATTCAAACAGTGATGGAGGAGAAATAGGTTATCATTATGTTATTCGAAGAGATGGAAGACTTCAACGCGGAAGGGCAGTTTCAGAGAAGGGAAATCATGCAGATTATGGGTTTGATGTAACTTCTATTGGTATTGTTATGGTTGGAGGCATTAACAGAGCAAGTACAGAAAGTCTTGAGTTTTCTAATTCAAGCGCATCATTCACACGTGCTCAATATGATACGTTAGAGCAATTTCTTAAAGTGTTTTATAATCACATTCCTGGAGGAAATGTTTTTGGTCATAACGAGTTGCATACACTTTTCTCAGATGAAGGTGGTGCTGACGAGGAAGATTACATGTTAGACCCTTATTTTGATGTAGCAGAATACATACTTTCTTTATTCGGAAAGGTAAACTCAGCACAACTAGAAAGTGCTGAATTCGATTCGAACGAAGAAAGTGTCGTAACAGGACATTTCCTTGTACAATCTGTTTCTGCGGAATCAAATACAAGTCTTAGTGTTACAAATATTACAACTATTGATGAGAATGGAGAAGTAGTACAAGAAGAAGAGTCCTTCCTCGATATAATATCAAGACAAGAAACAGAAATACCTAGAGCAAGAAGAACTCCAGCAGGAGATTTTTCTAGTAGATTAGCAAGAGAAGCAGAAGACGCAAGAATAGCAGAAGAAAATACAGAGAATTTACCTTTATTATCACAACCTCCAGTCGAAAATAGTCCAATTCCTGGGTCAGTAAAACATCCTGGAGCAGTTATACTTGATTGGTTCTCTAGATTAACACCTGCGTCTAAGGCGATAAGAAGATATAATCGAATTCAAAGACAAGCAGGAATCGATGCAGAAAACTTTGAAACGAACAGAAATAGTTCTGAGGATGTTCCAGTAGAAAATCTAATACCTGATATTGATGAGGTTGCTGATGAAGCAGCAGCAATAAATGAAAGACCACCTAAATCACAATATAAAGTGATTTATGCTGAACAAACAGGAACAGATGATGCACGAAGTGTTATAAAAAAGGGCGACTTGGTAGACCCAGCACTATTCAAAGATGAAGGTATGGCGATACCAAAGGATTTAACAATACTTGCCAACCTTATAGAATCAGATATAACTGTCAGTAGTGGGTTTCGTGACGAAGTTTATAACGCATTAATTGGAGGAGCAAAATATAGTCGTCATTTAAGAGGAATAGCAGTTGACATTCAAATTGATAAATTTGCTTCAAAGAATGGCGGGACTGGAAACAGTAAATTTGGAACAAATTACTATCACACTGCAGAGGCACATTCTGTAATATATCCTTTGGTAAAAAAGGCAGTAGAGGACTTAGGTTATGGGGGGGTTCACTTGTATGGTTATTTCATACATTTAGATAAAGGTCCACTTCAATGTGGACAAGGCGGAGGGGTTCTTCCTGGAAACCACGGAAATCGAGCACTTGGAGCGTTTATGAGAAGAAGAGGATTTACATCAACAAACCTAACTCAAAAAGACTCTTTATATGACGAAATGGGGAACTATTTGGGTCCAAAGACTACTCCTATTCCTAGACTAAAACCATAAAATAATAACGGGTAAATAATGACAACAGATAAAAATAGATTTGATAGTAGGGTACAAAACTTCGGTATTGGTAAAGAAATTACTGACGGTGTGCCTGCAGATGGAATGCAGAATGCTTCGGGCGATTATCCAAGAAGAGAATATAACTTCGGTTCTTCTATAAACAAAGCAGCAGTTGGTACTAAGGTAAACAAACTTTACACGGGTGGTGGTGAGATTGGTGTTCCTTTAGGAATCCCAAGACAAATGCCTTCTCAGTATCCATTCAACCAAGTTGATGAAACTCCAAGTGGACATGTAATTGAGATGGACGATACTCCAGGAGGAGAAAGAGTTCTTATTAAACATCGTAAAGGTTCTGGTGTAGAGTTACGTGCTGATGGTACGGTTGTAATATCTGCATTGAACAATAAGGTTGAGGTGACAGGGGGAGACCATACTGTGATTGTAGAAGGTCACGGAAATCTTGTATATAACGGAAACCTTAATCTCAAAGTAAGTGGTGATATGAACGTTGAGGTTGCAGGAGATTACAATCTTGACGTTTCAGGAAATAATAATACAAGAACTAAGGGTGCACAAAAACTTGAAGTTTCTGGACCATGTATAGAAAAATTCTTTGATACTAAAACAGAAAAAGTTCTTAAGACCAATACAAGAACCATGTTAGCAGATGACTTTAATTTTGTTAAGGGAGATAGGGTAGACGGAACAGAAGGAAACTATAAATCTACTTCTCATAAAGATTTCTTAATATCTTCTGAAACACAAATTGATATTGTCTCTAAAGATGTCAATATAACAGCACCAGTAGCACTGAATATAAAAGGAACCTCTGGTCTTATAGGTGGTAGTCATATAAGGTTTACTGGACAAACTTTCAGTGGAGGTTCTGAAGAAGAAAATAAACCAAAAACTACCTCTCCTTTTAATGCTGATGATTCAGATGGTTTTGGACTTTCTCAGTCTGATAGTTCTGATAACCCATCCGGATATAGAACTGCCATATTTCACGGAACATTTAAAGGTACTGCGGATAAAGCATTACATGCAAGTAAAGCGAATAGTTCTGTTCTTGCCCTTGCGGCAGCGAATGCGATAGGTGCTGTAGGTACAAGTGCAACAGCGGGTACATTAATTGCTGCTGCAAGTGCTATCTCTGGTATTATGGCAGTTAAAGATATGATGGCAAACTTTAGTCAAGAAGCAGAAGATGGTGGTCATATTCCATTAAACCCTAAAGAAGTTCGCGACCTCGCAAATAATTTAATACCAACTGATGGTCCATTAAGAAGAGACTTAGCACTCTCAAAACCTATACAGCATACAGCGGTGGATGCTGGAGACTTTATAAGGAATGAGACCAAAAGTCTTGATCACTATTTACAGACATTCCGGAGAAAACCTACAACGCAAGAAATAAGGTCAGCATTTAGGAATCCAGTAACAAGAAAAAATACTGCCCTTGGAGCAGTACTTATTAAGGAAGGAAAGTTACATCTAACATATTTAAATGTAGTTCCCCCAGCACTCACAGGAAGAAGTACTTCCCTTTCTAAAAAAGATAGGGAAAGATATGGATATACAGCAATAGGTAACTCATTAGATAATAGAGGAAAGAGATTTTAAAATGAAACGATTGATACCAGACCCGTTATACGACCCCAATAATTTATCACCTATAAGTTCTAGAACTAAACTTGCTCCTGGAATTACAATGGCAAAGTTTCTTGGAGCATATGGAGATAAAAATTCATTCAGATATATAACAAATGAATTAGGGCGAGTTCAAATAGCAAGAAATTTAACCCTACATGCAAGAGCAATGTCTTTAATAAATGGAAATACAGATAGATTTAATGATGTTCGACTTATTGTAAGCGAAGGACTCTACCATCGTGAAGTGCTAGATTTTATAAGCACAGAGATGGAATTAAAAGCAACTGGAAGACTTGTGTATTATCAAGTAATTGGAACTAATGGTTTGATTGATTTAGAACGTACTTATGATGTAGCAAAGTATTGGTTCGATCATATTGAATATGATGTTTTATATTTAGATTATGATCAATACAATCCGGATAAGAGTCTTACTGCACAAATTGGTTTAGAAATGCCTAGTGTTCCACCAAATTATGAAATTAAGTATAATCCTGGAGCAGGGTTCGGTGAGAAGACATCGGTTGCTACTTTCTTTAACGGACAACAACAAGCATCAGGAAGTTTAGTTGAAATAACTAATAATAATTTAACTGATGGAATAACAGTATCAGAACCGATAATACAACAATAATATTATTTTATTTAAAAAGTAATGTTAAAAACATATAAATAAGAATATGACAAGAAGAGCATTTGCAAAAGAAGACACAAATCTAGGAACTAATTCTGTTGAGATTAGTCGAACACGCAAGTATGTCGACATAGACTTAACCTTTTCAGCAAAACCAACAACAAAAGATATCTATAAAAAGAATGATGCTGCGGCAGTTAAGCAAGCAGTAAAAAATCTAATTATGACTAACCAATTAGAAAAACCTTTTAAACCTGACTTTGGCGGTAATATAAGAAGTGCTTTGTTTGAATTGGCAGATTATGGGGAAAACTTTATCCTCACACAAAGAATAGTATCAACAATTCAATCTAATGAACCTAGAGCAAAAGTAATGGATATCATCACTCTAACAACAGACGATTATAAAAATTCTGTTGATGTGACAATAATATTTAAAGTAAGAAATACATCTGAGGTGGTTCAGTTAACCACAAATCTCGCAAGGTTAAGATAAATGGCAACTACAATAAATTCAACAGCACTAGATATTAATAGTATAAAGAACAATCTAAAGGATTCTCTTAGAAACTCTGGTGAGTTCGAAGACTTTGATTTTGAAGCATCAGGAATATCGAGTATTCTTGACGTACTTGCCTACAACACACATTACAACGGTCTTACCGCAAACTTTGCGTTGAACGAATCATTCTTGAGTACGGCACAACTTAGAAGTTCAGTCTTATCTCTTGCAGAGGGTATAGGGTATGTTGCTGATTCCAGAACCTCATCACAAGCAACTATAAACTTATCTCTTGTTGTTAGTGGTAGTGGTGTGATTGCTCCACCCCTTATTCAAATAAACGAAAACTTTAAATTTAATACTACAGTTGATGATGAGAGTTATATATTTCAAACTCGTGAAGATATAAGCGCAGTGAATAATAATGGTAATTTTATTTTTTCAGATATATCCGGAGAAACAAATATAAAGATTATAGAGGGTCTGCAAAGAACAAAAACATTCATAGCATTGAAGGCATCTAATAATCCTATCTATGTTATTCCAGACAAAAATATGGATATGTCTACTGCAATAGTAAGGGTCTATGATTCAGCAACCTCATCAACATTCACTACATATTCTAATATAGTAAATGCTCAAACAATTAATGAAAACTCAACACTTTATATATTACGCGAAGCACCAAACGGAAACTTTGATTTATCTTTTGGTAATGGTGCCACACTCGGTAAAGCACCTAACGTTGGTGCAAAAGTAGAAGTAGAATATATCTCAACCAATGGTAGTGCCGCGAATACTGCAAACGTATTTGCAGCATCACAACAGGTATTCATAAATAATGTTGGATACACTCTTTCTGTATCAACAGTATCAAACGCTGTTGGTGGTAGTTCAAAAGAAGGTATAGAAAGTATTCGTAAGAATGCTCCATTCCAATACGCATCACAGAATAGAATGGTAACTGCTGCAGACTACTCTGCGTTGATACTTAAGAACTTCTCAACATTCATTAGTGATATACAATCCTTTGGTGGAGAAGATGCATTAGAACCAGAATTTGGTGTGGTGTTCGTTTCAATACTCTTTAATGATGAGGTTATAGAATCAGGGCAAGATACATCAGTTAAAGAAGATATCCTAGATTTAGCAGAGCAATTATCTGTTGCCTCATTCGATGTTAAGTTCGAAGACCCCATAAAGACGTTTATTGAAGTTACAACCTTTTTCCAATTCAATGACAACTTAACTACCCTTTCTAGGAATACAATAGAAGGAGAGGTTAATGTAGCGATATCAAATTACTTCACAAACAACACTGGTAAATTTGGTCAATCATTCAGAAGGTCAAACTTATTATCTTTGGTAGATGCTACAAGTGCCGCAGTATTATCATCAAGACAAGAAATAAAAATGCAAAGAAGGTTCACACCTACTCTCACCGCAATACAAAATCATACACTTAGATATGCTGCACCTATAGCAGCACCAGACGATGAATTTTATAGAGTTACTTCTGACCCATTTTTATTTAAAGGGAATGTTTGCATAATACGAAACAGATTAAAGT